GGCACGCAATCGAAGCATTCGTAAACGCCGGCGATCGAGAGTCCGTCCTCCTTCAGCTGCACAACGCGGAAGTTTCGTTTCTCGACGGTCTGCCCAACGATGTAGGCTCGGAAATAATCGACGATCTCGCGACCGGCTCCGTTGAGAGCGACGGCATGCTTGAGCGTGATCGGTTCGAACTTCGCTTTACCACGAGCGTAGGTAGGCGTCGGACGGTTGCCCGTCTTGATCTCAACCTTTTCGTGGACCATCTTTAGTCCTGTTACTTCTGTCGCCTCGATCGCGGTCACGCCGTCCATCTCGACCAGAAAATGTCCTGAATGAGTTCCTCTCATGATTTAGTTGTCACCTCCGGTGAGTACGTTTAGGTCCTGCGACAGCGGGACACTGTCGATATTGATAAAGATCTGCTCAGCAGTTGGCGAAAGCTTCACGCCAAGCTGCACATGAACGCGGCCTAGCTCCAGTTCTTCAGGAGGATTGTTCGATTCGTCAGCCACGACTACGAACGCCTCATTCTCAGTATTGCCAAACAACGCTCCGTCTCTCCACAGCGATCGCAGGAACGATCGACCCGTTGCCTTAAGGTCACGGAACAAACGGCCTGTGCCGTCAACAACCGCAAACACGGCCCACGAGAATCCGAGCTTCGACGTGTAGTAGATCAGGTTCAGCATTCGGCGTTCGTGAACGAACCGGACGCGAGTCTCGCCCGATGGATAAAGCAGACGAGCGCCGTAGATCTTGATGCCCTCGTTCCGGATCGGAGCGATGACGTTGATCTGCTTGGCGTTCAGGCTTGCGCGTGCTGCGTCCGAGAACATCGGCGAACCATCGGTGTTTCGCTCGACGTCGATCGCGTTCGGAACCGAAATGTTTGCCGGCGCCTTATGCGTGCCCTGCGTTCGATCGACCTGAGCACAGGCACCGACGCCAAAGATCGACGGCGGATAAAACTTGGTTCCACCCGAACCGTCAAGGTTCAGCATCTGAACCCACGGATAGTAAAGAGCGACGTGCGACGAACGATAAGCTGTCGTATCGACCGCCAGCATTTCTGAGACATCATTGCCGATCGCAGGATCCACGATCGCGAGACGCTGATACGTTTCGGCATGAGCCTTAAGTGCGGCGTAGATCGTCGAGTGGGCTTGTCCCGGGATCGCGACCTGGCCGGTGCCAAGATTGCTATCGGCAAACGCTGCGAGAGCCGCTACATATTCCGACTGATCGAGTCCGGCGAAATCATCCGAGCCGCCGGTGAGCGAAGCTTGAGCGGCGACCGCCGGCAGATTGTTCGGAGCGGCCGTCGCCGAGTTAAGATTGACCAGGTCAACTAGCTTCGATTTCGTGTTAACGTTGGCGAGGCTATTTGCCGTCAGATCAACATTGTCGAACTCTTCGGTCACGCCCAGATACGCGCTAACAAATGTCAGCTTGACCGTATTCGCGTTCGTGCCGGCGGCGACGGTGACCTTGACATCGACCGACGACGAAGGATACTTAGCATCTACTCGCAGCGTGTTGACCGGCGAACCGGCACGGTCGACGAGCGTCCGTGTCGCCTTGGCAGCTGAACCGCCGACCGCACGCGAGATGACAGCCTGAGTGCCGCCAAAGAAATTGAAGAACGCATAGACCCCTGCGTCTAAGTAAGAGTTGGCGTTGAAGCCACCAAACTTGCGTACGTAGTCAGCCCAGCTTGTAATGATCGTCGCCGCAGCGACCGGTCCCCACGGCGAATAACCAACGAGAAATCCCGTTGATGTCGGCTGGCGTTCGAGCGGCCGGGCAACTTGTCCTTGGTTGATCAGGGCGACGACGCCCGGAGTAGTGTTTTCAATTGCTACCGACATTTTACTTTTCGTCTCCTTTAGTTTGATTGGCCTTCGGATCCTTTGCCGCTGGCTCGATCACCGAAACATAGCCCCGCTTTGCGAGACGCTCGATCTCGGCGTCGATCGTACGGACGGTGAGTGAACCCTCGACACCGAGCGACTTGTCGCCGATTGTGAGCGGCTGATTCGAGTTATTTTTGACTGTGAACATTGCTCTCTCCTTAAACTTCGTATGTCACGCCCGGCAGATTTTGTCCCGGCTGACTGATCGCTGAATTCAAATTGTTATCGACCCCGACAACCAATTCGCTGACATCAATTCCGGTCGCCGTGCGATCCGGCGAGGACCAGTTGAACGATGTCGTGAACGGAACTGCATACGCCGTCATACTCGGCATTCGTGCCACATACTCGTTCGACAGCGGCTTGAGCGGCTGCGAGGTCAGTAGGTGTTTCTCACCCTCGACCGACTTTGTGAACCGGAGTCCGGTCAGGTGTTTTCTAACCTGTGCCAAGAGCGAATAGCAGCCGTTCGGCCCTCGTCGCCGTTGCTCGTCACCTCGAGCGTTGTTCGAAACACAGATCACGACGAACGTGCAGTCGTGTCGAAAATGCAAAGATCTGCCGAGAACTCCCGACGTCGGCGGCGATGGCACGTCTTCGCCGTCGGCGTAGCTGACCATGATCAGCGGAAACTTTCTGCCCTTTGACGCGATCGCTTCTTTCAGCGACGCTGCGTCGTCGAGCTGACCCGAATAGGTCTCAATCATCTTCGCTTCAGGCATCTGCTGTTTCAGCAAAGCGATGATCGCGTCTTCGATGCCGATGGCGTAGAAATCAAAATCCATTGCTTAGAATGGGATGGGATTAGTTCTTCGTTTCTTCGCTTGGCTCCCATCCCTTCTTGCCATCACTCGAAACTAGACCGACTCTATGGCCGACGATGGCTGCGGTCCTCGTATATTTAGCGGGAGACGGTGATAAATACGAGATATCACCGTCCCCCTTCTTTTGGGGTTGTTCCTTTCAAATATCAACTCCGCGTATGGCGGCTAAAGATCTGTCCGACGGCATCAACGTCCTCGTCCTGAATCATTACGAATGGTCTCGCCGGCGTCCTCGAGTGACCTCGTCCGGGCTTGCCCGGATAGCCAAAGTGCTGGCGTTTCGCCTGAACGGCATTCGTACCGATCACGACTCCGTCCGTCTGAACTCGCATTGAATGCGAATTCTTCATCGTAGCCGTATCGACAAGTGTCTTGATGCCGCCTTGACCCTTGCCGCGTCGGCGACGTTTGACCGTCGATGCTGCAAGCGCTTTCCACCTTTGCGGTCGGCCACCGGCTTTGAAATTTCGCTCGATCGAACCGAGCATGTAAACGCCCGAAGCTTTCAGCGGCTTTTCAACCTGGCTCAAATTCCGACCGATCCGGTTCAGCCGATTGAATAATTTGTCAATTCCCTCGATCGCTGCCATATAGCTCCATCAACGAGCTGTTAGGTTGAGCATGATCTCTAGAACCAAACCGCCGACAACGATCGCAAATAGAAGAACTCGTAGATCTGTACGTCTCATCAGAAAGCCTCCAGTGCCGTGTCGGTAAATTTGTTCTTGCTCGAATTCGTCAGGATCCGATCTGGCGTCGCCGGCATTTCTGTCGTTTCTTCCGCAGCAGCAATATCGAGTGCGGCCTTGCCGGTCGAGATGTCTTTCAAGAGTTTGATCGCCTCGTCATAGGCATTCTTCTTGACGGTATAAATGCCCTCGGTAAGAGGTGATCGGGATTTGTATAAATGGAAAACGGCAATGTCGAGATTCAAAGACCTGACCATCGTGGTCACCGGCAACGGAAGTGAGTAACGGGCACGCGCGTAGCTGTCGACAACGCCTTGAGCGTATTCGACAGCTTTAGTGACGCGCGTAGCATTGATCTCGCCCGTTGCTTCGTCGTCGGAAAGCTCGATGAGCGTCTGCTCACCGAGCTCGTCAACGAGATCTTGAACCTCAAGGTATGCCACCTATTTAACGGCCTCCACTTTCTTCTGACCCTTGATATCCAGCAGAGCTACATATTCAGGATCGGCGGTCGTGTCACCGTTTGTAAGCATTAGACGTCCGAGCGTAGTTCCCTCTGGAACGATCACGCGGACAGTCTTTGGCTTCGCTGGTGTCGGCGTCGGTGCTGGTGGAGTTGGATTCTTTTCAGGATCCTTATCTTTGCCGGCATTTGCCGGCTTCTTGTCTTCTGCCATCGAGACCTCCCTATGAAGCAACGGTGAACTTGATCACCGACTTCGGATAAACCAATCGCGTGCCGCCATAGATGCCGCCCGTGATCTCAACCTTTGGGTTCTTCGACGCACCCAATTGAGCCATCGAAACCGAACCGACCTGTTCGGACGGCTGGCCGTTTACCTCGATGATCGAAAAGTAACCGGGAGCCGGCTGACCGTTTCGGCTGTTGTGGAGATGAGCGGTCGAGACAAAGTCACCGACACGTTCACCACCGCTACGCGAACCAACGATGATGACTTCGCCATCAGCCAGGAACGGTACGAACGTATCGCTCTCGTCGACGTAGCCTTCGTCGTAGACAACGATCGTCGGCAATGCTCGAGCAGCCAGGATCTTGTTCGCCTCTTCGACCGAATAGGTCAGGTTGACGAAGTTCGAATTCTGGAAGCCCTTGAGATCGTTCGAATTCTGGTTTTCGAGCATCCACGACACAGTCGTCTCATTCATGTACATCTTGGCTCCGGCTGCCGAAGCACCCGTCTTTCGAAACTTGAGCTTGATGTCATTGAGATCGGCGAGGATCTTCGCTGTCGCAAAGGTGTCCCAATCAACGAGTGGCGTATGGGTCTGAACCGGAAACGTCTCGCTTACGACCACGCCGTTCTCGTTGATCGAGATCGCACCTTTCAGCGTGTCCCAGATCAGCTTCTCGATTCGGCC